GGTTGAACAATGGATTACACTTGACAACGCTGATCAAACCACACAAAATGGTGTGTTGTTTGCAGATGCTCGTTGGAGTTCAACAGGTACTGTAAATCCTATTACAGGTGCATTACCTACTATCACAAGTTTGCTGACCAGCAACTACTTAGACATTGATGCTCCAGACTATACTCTATATCCAACTGGCATGTTATTGTTTAACTCACGCCGTTCAGGATTTAATGTTAAATCATTCCAAGGCGATTATTTTAATCCAACAGATTTTTCATATTCGACCTGGAGCAACACAACTTCATATGCAATAGGTGATCAAGTGTTGTACAACACCACATTGTATGTGGCTATTGCAACACCACCTACTGCAACTGTTCCTACAAATACCACTTATTGGGCCGAACTAGAAGTCAACAGTTGGGTCACAGCCAGTGGTAATCGTAGCAACGGAGCACCTAATATGGGACGTTTTGCTCAACGTGAATTGATTGTGGCTGCACTCAAAGCAGGAATTGATACTAGTGTAACCATAAGAGAAGAGCAAGCACAATATAACTTGGCGGCATGTACTGCTTACCCTGAGTTGATTCCTAACATGGTAGCACTCAGCAATGAGCGCAACAATACTTTGTTTGTAGTGGGAGACACTCCAATGCGTTTACCAGGTACTGCTGGGGATATTGTGAGTTGGGCAACCAACAATTCGGGTGCTGGATATGTATCCGGAGACGGATTAACCACAAGCACCCCATACTTGGGTGTGTTTTGGCCCAGTTGTCAGACTGTTGATCTTTCAGGATCAGTTGTTGTCACAGCACCAAGTCACATGATGGTTCGCACTATTATTCGCAATGACGAAGTGGCTTATCCATGGTTAGCGCCAGCAGGAACACGCCGAGGTGTAATTGATAATGCTGATGCCATTGGTTATATCAATGGTCAAACAGGTGAGTTTATCACACTTGGTGTAAATCAAGGACTACGTGATGTGCTGTATCAAAACAGTATTAACCCAATTACGTTTGTTCCTGGTGTGGGCATTACTAATTTTGGTAACAAAACCACTTATACCACTACAAGTAGCCTGGACCGCATTAACGTGGCAAGACTAGTGGTGTTTATTCGTAACAGACTTGAATCAATTGGCAAGCAATTCTTGTTTGAACCCAATGATCAAATCACACGTGATGAAATCAAGAACGCTGTAAACAGCCTAATGATTGACTTGGTTGCCAAGCGTGGTATCTATGACTACTTGGTTGTGTGTGATGATAGCAATAACACACCAGCCAGAATTGATGCCAACGAACTATGGGTTGACATTGCAATTGAACCAGTGAAGGCAGTGGAATTTATCTATATTCCGATTCGTCTCAAGAACACAGGCGAGATTGCAGCCGGCGCAGTGGCAGTTGCACAAGCAGTCTAACGATATCGCTAGACACGAAAATGGAGTGGCAACACTCCATTTTTTTTGGCCTCAGACGACATAAATAACACTATAGGAGATACTAATATGGCCGTAGCATCATTATCAAGAATGACAGTGCCCCTGGCAAGCGATCAAAGCGCAAGCAGTCAGGGCTTGCTCATGCCCAAACTCAAATATCGCTTTCGAGTGGTATTTGAAAACCTTGGCGTGAGTACACCTAGAACAGAATTAACCAAACAGGTCATGGACTTCAAACGTCCTACTGTGAACTTTGATCCTATTGTTCTTCCAATCTACAACAGTGAATTAAAACTGTCAGGTAAAGCCCACTGGGCAGATGTCACATGCACTTTGCGTGATGATGCATCCGGACAAGTTACTAAATTAATAGGCGAACAAGTTCAGAAACAAATGGACTTCCTGGAAATGGCATCAGCCGCTTCAGGAATTGATTACAAGTTCACCACAAGATTTGAAGTGTTAGATGGTGGCAATGGAGCCGCTACACCCAACGTTCTCGAAACTTGGGAATTGTATGGTTGTTATTTGTCGTCAGTTGACTACGGCGATGCCAATTATGGCACCAATGATCCAATGACTATTGCAATGACCATTGTGTACGACAACGCTAACCAAACACCTAACGGTACTGGCATTGGCACCGCAATTGCCAGAACAGTCAACGACGTTGTAACCGGTGCTGGTACTGCTCAGGCAGCCCAGTAAGGATAGACCGATATGAACTGGGGTCAGGACTTCCTGACAGGTTTTTTTGGAGCACAAGGTCTTAAAGACTATGCGCATGCCAGTAAGACCTTTAGGACCAATGGGTATGAACTTGCTCCTCGGAACAAGTTCTTGTTCCACGTTTACTTCAATCTCAACACAACTGACATACCCACACTGAGAAATATTTTTAGTGTAAGCGATCAAAGCAGCCTAGGATTGCTAGTTAAAACCATACAACTACCAAACTATACTCTTGATACTGAAACATTGAATCAGTACAATCGAAAAAGAATAATTCAAAAGAAAATTAATTACTTGCCAGTGTCAATGACATTTCATGATGATGGCGGCGACCTGAGTCGTAATCTCTGGTACAACTATTACAGTTACTACTATAAAGACCCAAATCAACAATATGGATCTGCACCCAATCAAAACGGCAGTATAGGTCAAGTGGCCAATGAGCCAGGATTTTCTTACGGTGCAAGAGATATCTATGCCAACAATCGGCCGGTTAACGACTGGGGATTCATTGGCGAAGCATATAATCAAGGTGCCGCAGGCGCCAGTGGTAGTCTTGGCGGCAATCAATCTACAGGTAAACCTGCTTTCTTCAGAGACATCACAATCTATGGCATGGACCAGCACAAGTGGGCCAGTTATGTGTTGATCAATCCACTGATAAAAGAATGGAAACATGATCAGTATAACTACAGCGAAGGCGGTGGTATCATGGAAAATAGTATGACCGTTGAATACGAAACTGTAAAATATTATGCTGGTGCTGTTGGTGGGTCGAGACCTGATACCAATGTTAAAGGTTTTGCAGATCCTGCACACTACGACAATGTTAGATCAAGTCTGGCTAGACCCGGTAGTACAAGAACTGTGTTAGGGCAAGGCGGTTTGTTAGATGCTGGAATCGGCATCGTGCAAGATTTACAAAGTGGCGGATTGACTGGAGTTATCGGTGCTGTACAAAAAGCCGGCACAGTTTATAACACGTTCAAAGGTGCCAATATCAAGAGTGTGGTCAATGAAGAAGCCAATGCGGCAGTTAAAAGTGTGATACGCAACAGCATTCCTGGCGCAGTAAGACAACAACCAGGTGGATCAGGTGGCTTTGTGTTTCCTAGATCGCCTGGGTACGGACAATAATTATGGGCGGCTCAGTTAACAATCCTAACTCACAAAATGATTTAACTGTTAGGATCTTTGATGGGTTCTACAGTTACGAACAATTTGTAAATGCAGAAGAGTATGATGTAGTGTACAGTTATCTCAAAAGTGTGTTTACTACAGATGCTGCCGCTGGTAACTTTACTGTGGCCTTGTTTAGAATTGCTGACGAAACAAATACTCCAGTACTGACAATCTTACAAAGTCTTGAAGGTCAAGACTCACTCACACTCACACAAACCTTATGCTACTATCTCAACAGCATGCGAAGCGGTAGTACACTATTAGGATTTGGCGCCGCAGTAACACCCAACTACTACACTGCAAGGAATGTGTTGGCATGAGTCGCTGGGCCAATGGTACGTACACCTTAAACAATCCTGCCAAGTATGTGGGCAAGGGTGTGCCTAGATACAGATCTGGTTGGGAACATGCTTTTTTTAAATTCTGTGACTCAAACGATGCTGTGCTACAGTGGGCAAGTGAAAGCATAGCCATACCTTATCGCAATCCCATCACAGGCAAGCAGAGTCAATACATACCCGACATCCTAATGACTTACCGTACCCGAGGCAATCAAGTACGAGCAGAACTGATAGAAATCAAACCTAAAAAGCAAAGTGTAATTGAGGAAAAAATGAGTTCCAGAGATCGTGCTGTGGTAGCCGTTAATCACGCTAAATGGCATGCGGCAACATTATGGGCTAGGAAAAACGGTTTGATCTTCAGGGTAATTACTGAGGATCAAATGTTCAAGAACGGTAGCAAATAGCCTGCACCACGTAGTTTGCGGTAAATATGGCATGACCCGTAAACTTCAAGAACTTTTTGATTTACCCCCAAACGATAGCCCTGAGCCGGAATCTGCCCCCTCAATCGAAGAAACACGCACCTACATTGCAGAAATAGACGACACCATTGACAAGATTGATGCGGCCCTGCCGGGTGTGCATGATCTCAGCGCCAGCGATGTTGAAATGGATGATTTGGCAAAAAAAGCCACGGACAGTTTTGACGAACTCATGACACTCGGGATGAATGTTGATTCAAGATTTGCCGCAGAAATCTTTGGAGTGGCCGGCACAATGTTGGGCCATGCACTCACAGCCAAGACAGCCAAACTAAACAAAAAACTCCGAGTGATTGATTTGCAGTTGAAAAAAGCCCGACTGGATCAACAAAACCCCGACGATGCACCCACACAACACGGCCAAGGCCATGTGCTAGACCGCAACGAAATCTTGGAACGCTTGATCGGCGACAGAAGAACAATCGGCAAAAAAGAATAAATATCATATAGGACCCTGACATGAAAACATTTCATCAATATCTCGCAGAATCTGAGCGCACATACGACTACCGGATCAAAATTCTAGGTGAGTTTCCGCCCGAATTCATTAAAAGTCTCGAAGAAAAAATGGCGCAGTTTGACATTGTCAAACTTTCTCGCCCTAAAACCACACCTGTGCAAAAGTTGTTAAAAGACTTTCCAGGCGCAGAAAATGAAAGCATGACTTTCATGGACGTGAGTTTTAGATACCCTGCCATTGAGCCACAGATCAAACAGTTGGCACAGTTGTTGGGCTTTAACCCCAACTTTATCACTTTGCAAACAGCGGCCTACGATGACAGCATTGCCAAAGAAATTGCAGACATCACAGCACAGAACAAAGACCTGATTGCTGACACTGATTATCCTGCACCTGATGCAGAACAAAAAGCATTGAGCCAAGACTACTCGGCCAATCCATATCA